ACACAAAGACTAGTCTCTTTAAATGAATTCCAATAATAAACTACTGAAAATCTTTGGCGGTAGCAGACGTGGAAAAGTAGAGAATGATGAAGAAGAAGGTAAAGCCGTTGAGAGAGAAGAAGCTCCCCCACAGGCTGCGCCAATGAAGCACTTCAAGTTTCCTAACAAGTATGCGAGGATGGAAGAACATATCATGAATGCTGAGAGAAGCTCAGGACCCTTTGAATATGTTGCCATTGCTTCCAGGGAGACCTCTACATTTAAGAAGCTCCTAGAAGCTCTGAGTGTTACCAAGGCATCTGTTAGGAGTTATGATTTGAGCTTTGATGACTTGCCTATTTACAATCTATCAAAGAGGAGTTCTTCAATTTCAATCAGTTCTCCCCTCTCTCTGGCTCTCCAGAAGAAAGACTTGCACTTCTGTTGGTTGAAGGAGGTCTACATTTTCTTTGTTCCAACACAATCTTTTTCTTCTTCTTACTCAGAAATTACATTTGAGTTGAATGATAACAGATTTGTGGAAGAGAGCCTGGTAAGGTCAATCACTTTCCCTAGCAATGTTGGGATTAATGGCCACTTCAGCCTTGATTACTCTGTCTTCAAGGATGACTTGCCCATGATTTCTTTTTCTGTGAAGTGCAAGAATTCTTACCTGAAAGAAGGGGTTGTCTGGGGATCACTGAAGCTAGTTATTCAAACTAAATTCAGTGATCAAGCACTGATTGTATCTACCACTCGAACCGCAGCTATCTTACAGATGGCTGATACTACAATGAAGACATATGATAGAGATCCGAACCACCTCGATCTTATGTTCGATGATCCTGACTTGGAGATGATGAAGAAGTTTGCAAAGCAGGGAAGGATTGTGGATCATAATCAGGCTTTAGGCAACAGAGAGAGAATTGCTATGTCTGGTTCTGAGGCAGGATCTATTGAAGGCAGTCAGAGTGGGAACAGTCGTGTCAAGGAAGAATGGCTCAGAGGAACCAGGTTCTCTAGGGGGAGGGTCTCTCCTGTAGCAAGTGTAGAAGAAGATGTTAGAAGTGATGATCAGGAGGTAGGAGAGTTTGATTTGACCCCCAATGACTTTACTTCAAGCGGTATGACCGAAAGGGCCTTCAGTAAGTCTGCTATGAAGGCTCCTAGAAGGTCTCTCAAGGACCCTTCCACTAGTCCTGAGACAGCTGCTAACACCAGCAGAAACGAAGGTCCTTCTAACTGGAGAGAAGATGAAGAAGAGCAGAGGACTACTGCTAGGAACAAGAGTGTCTACATCTACGAGGGACCTTAGATAATACGATCTGATTGACCCGCTGGTGCACCTCTAAACTATGTGGTAAATACATCAGCTTGAATCTCTTTGTACACAATCTTCTATTTCTCTACTGGTGGATATGTTGTAAATGTAAACCCTATATCATCGAATCTGTTGTAAAATCATATCTTGGATTATCATCTACTCATCGACAAGACATGACTATTACAATTCAAATATAAAATCAAAAACAAAAATATAAAACAAAAAACAAAAAACAAAAAACAAAAGAGGAAGAGTCTTCCTCTTTGTTTTTGTTTTTTTGTTTTTTTGTTTTTGATTTTTTATTTTGTTTTATATTTTGGTCTCGGCTGACCAGGCATGGATGATATATTGTTAAAAGATATTGTGCAAGCATTGATTCAAGATGATGTATTTACCACATGTAACAGAGGTGCATCAGCGGGTCAATCAAAACCTGTCTCTTCTAACTCGGACCGGAGACTCTGCTGGCAACCATCTTAGCGATAAGATCTGCAGAAGCTTGATAAGAGATGATTTCCCCCAGATACTCCGTCTCAGAACAGAATAAAGAAGTATCAACTGAGCTATACTTGGTGCATGAAAGTAAAGCTTTATAGACAGTTGAATTCCCTAGACCGAGATTGAAGAGGGCTGCTTGCCTATGATCCTTATCAAGAACGGGAGAATTGTAAGATATATCGGTGTACCTCTGCTGCTCTAGGAAGAGCCTCTTTCTATCTTCTTCTTTCATCTCAAGATAATTCAACTTCTTCAAAGCACAAGCTTGGTCAGTAGCATACGCATTGTAGGCTACTGTCATAAGAAGAGATATCTTTGTAGATTTCGGAACCAAAGATGGGAAGGAGGTAGATTTCATTGCAGCAGGCAACACAGCTGATTCACAGAATCCGGCAAAGTCTCTGTTACAGATCTTGGCAATCTGAGCTACTTGGTATGGGAAAGAAGCACCCAACCTAGGCAGTGTTACAGCCAACCTCTTGCTTGTGTCCTTTGCTACTACAATGTGATATTTTGCAAACAACTCATTGATCAGGTTCTTTGCTTCTGACTTCATCGACTTCATGTTGTTGCTATTAATGTTACCCCTCACATGATGGATAACCAACATTATCATAAGATCCTCCTTCAACTGAGGCCATCCTATGTTTCCTGCTTTTTGAATATGAGCAAGATGAGCATATACAATTCTAGGATCAAAACCTTCGTAAGATAGGAGCTCCAAAGCAGCATTAATGGAGTCAACATCAATAATGAATTCTCCAGCAATCCTTTCCTGAATGATATTGATATCTGCTTCAAGAACAGCAGAAATTTCAGTCTGGGTTAGGATGGTTCCTACTGCTAAGGAGACATCTGTTCTCTGAAGGCCGTTGAATCTGTTTCTAAGCGCTACTGCCATAACAATTTTCGGTAGTAAATATGTGTGAAATGATAAGAGACTATCTTTGTGT